GTTGTACCCCCATCCTAAGGCGCCACTTCGATCCTCAGCTGTTCCTAAAACAAATAAAGTATTGAGAAAGTTCGCAGTAGATTCGTAGCTAACATGTACTTTCGTAGCATCGTTTACACGGTAGGCTTTTGACACTAGTCCACCTGCCCGTTGAAATTCCGCCACATTGGCCACACTGTTAGGTGCGAGATAGACCTCTCCTCGTTTTATATAGCGATTAATAGCCGAAGCTGCCTCATATTCGGCGAAATATTCTATTTTTTCGCCATGGGCTACAGCGGTTACATTTCTAACAATAGGAGAAACAGTGTTGTCTACGACGATAGCCGATTTATACTCAGTAAAATCTGCATAATAGGCTAAATGTCGCAGTCCTGTTGAGCTATTAAAAAATAAAATACTAAAAGTAGGAGTTGAACCAAAGTCTTCTCCTTGAATAATAGTTAAGCATTGGGAAGGAGTTTCAGCTGTAATCTCTAATGCAGAGGGAACACCATAGGCGGGGCTTCCTGCGATATTTGTTTGTAGCCAGTAAGTAAATTTTAATTTGTTTGACGTATTTTTATAGGCTAAAAGCATACGAGAACCGAACACAGTAACATCATAAATAGGTTCTGTGGTTGAAATATCCCCTGCCGCTGTAGCCGATACTCCTAAACTTGGGTTGGTAGTAGAGATTCTGTAAACCTCTAAATTGTTAGTAAAAGTTTGGTAACAAAATAAGAAAAAGTATGTGCCTACCGCAACACACCTCGGCCGCATACCATTAATGTTTACCTGAGCATCATAGACAAGCGCTGCCCCGGATGCTTGGTCTATAACAGAATAGCGAACACCCCCGCGGCTATCTTCCCATGCATAAAGAGTTATGCCATTTGTCGATGCAATATCCCCACCTGTTTGTTCATAACTGTTAGCAACAATAGGTGAAGTGGAGCCGTCTATAGTACTTAAAAGTCCTTTATTGGCCCATGCATTTAGGGATTCTGCGTAGGAGAACACATTATCCTGATTAAATAAAAGTAACTCGTTATTATAGGTTTCCAGTTTAGAACTGGAGCTGATAATAGAATCAGATTGAAGAATGTCGCTGCTAAGTTTAGCAACTCCATAACGTTTCCTAATTTCACCTGTCTGTTTTATAACACCGTTTTCTAGCTCAAGTAGGCCGGAGCTAGCTACCTGTTTTGGGTCGGTTTTTGTATCTATTCCTAACCCTAAAGGGGCTTGAACTAGCTGTTTCTGAAGAGCCATTCTATACCACCATGTTTAGGGGTTGACCTGTTTGGGCTTCAAGGGATTTTTTCTGGGCTAATACCCAATCTTGTTTAAGTTTTACTTCACAATCCTTAAAGTTTTTAATCTCCTGCACGCCACCATCTTCGAAAAAGAGCAACATCTTGTCCACGGTGGCTTCATATTTATGCCCGATAACCACGAAAGATTTCCAAAAAAACTTACGACGGAAGTAGAATTTATAACGCATATTCATTTATTTTTCTCCAAAAAAGCATTAATGGCTAGCTCATGCGCCATCTCTGCGTGCCTTTTATCCATTAACATATCTTCTAAGTTTAAAAATGCATAATTTAAATAGGCGAGTAATTCAGTTATCACACGGTCATCTAATCCACCCATGTCGTGTATATAGCCGTTTAGTAACTCATCTATAGAAGCCGAGAGCGTTACCATCCGGTCTGCCCGAGTGTTTAGATTTTTCTGTTTTAATTTATCATTGAAGTCTATTATATTTGTCATATCTATTTGATCCTCATGATAAAACGTACAGCAAAAAATTTCGGTCTGGAATCGTAACTACTTCCAGTCCCTGAGCTTCCACTTGAGCCTAAGTGTGAGGTTACTGAGCCTGACAAAGTAACGGTCGAGGTCGCCGAAGGTGTACCAGAATTTGAGGCATTTCCGGAATCATCGGTTGCTCCTGAAGAATAATAGGTAGCTGTTGTGGCTGTTACACGGCTAAAAGTATTACCGCCTGTTATATCCTCTCCTGTGGAGGTAACATCTGTCACCATAGTACCAATACTAGTGGAACCGTTATTAAAGGACAGCGATGATCCTGTCCGTGCTGTTTTGGAAATAAGTGAATACCCGCTCCCTGTACTATACCCGTATGCTACTTGGTGAACGTGGGCAATTGTGTGGGTGTGTCCCGAGCCTGCTACTGTGTTATTGCTTAAAGCATAACTATCTGAATGCCCATGGTCAATTGTGTGTGTGTGGGCTGGAAGTTGGGTGGTTGTTAAGGTTGTGCTATTAGCTCCTCCAGTAGACCCGGACGAGGATGCTCCCATCAAGAAGTAGGAATCGTTTAGGTTTGGGATAGTTTGGCCATTCAAGGGTGACGTAGGGTCTACGATTATTTGAGGCTGTGTAACTGATCCACACACCACGAAACCATTTGCATCGGCAGCCGTGGTGGCTGTTACCGCTGTTACCCCCGTCAAGTTAGTGTTCATGGCGATGATAGCGCCTACTGGAAGTATCCCGCGCCCGGAGTTATTCCCTGACAGAGTTAAGTCTTGGGTAATTGTGGTAGGTAGACTGATAGTAAAAGCGGATCCTGTCTTAGCAACGGATACTTGTCCTGTAGTCCCGTTTATATCTCTAAAAGATGCTTGACCACCTGAAGCAAAAGCAAGAACCTGATCCGCTCCCGGAGCGGCTGTAGGGAGAGTTAAATCATAGCCTGAAGCCAATCCTACAGGAGGAATGATACCTACCGCGTTAGACCCTCCAGCGGAATCAGCAAGAGAGATCTTAGCAGAATACATTTTAGCGGTAGACCCCGCAGCTTGGAGAAAACTATAGGTTTTTGTAGTATCTGAATAAGTAACCGTAGCGTTTACCCCTACTTGCGCATAGTCTCCACCAATTGTACCTGTAGAGGCTAGGTTTAAACTTCCTCCAGAGGTTATCTGGACATTCGTCCCGCCACTATCTGAAAAATAAAGCTCTCCGTTTACCACATAAACTGCATTTGTAGTCGTTAGAGATGAAGATTGGGAGGTGAATTTAACAGATTTAACATCTGTATGGCTATTACTATTGATGGTCAAGTCAGCTTGAAGGTCTAGACCTGCTACAGGGATTTTAGTCCCTTTCCCTGCCGTGTGATTATGTAAGTCGACAAGTGAAAGAGAGTCGTTAAGCTGTTCTGCCCATCCAGGGCCCTCATCCACTCCAGGTGAGGGGAGGGATAACCCCATGTTCGCGGTGGTAGTCATAAAATCTCCTAAAATACTAGAATTGTTATAGTCACATCATTCGAGGCACTTAGGTATAATAACCTATTTGGAGCGGGATTTGTAGTGGAAGCTTCATATATATCTGATGCAGCATTTTTACGAATAACAAACCATCCAGTATAATCTCTCCCTAAAGAATGAGATATTTGTTTAGGGGTTCCGGCTGTTACTACTATATCTTTTATTATGATTGAGTTTAGAATTTCATTCTGATTTAAAGCACCAATAGACTGGCTTATTGCATCTTGCATAAGCATTAAAGCGGTGTCATTAAAATGGACTTTACGAAATGGTATTACAGCCATCTTCGCCTATCCAGAAAGGAGTACATATGCTCGTCGTTGTCTTTTATACATGCTGGCGCATCTGCATCCCTATTAGGGGCCATTGCTTCAATTCTACGTATTAAATCTTTCTTTTGTTTTTCCAGTTCCTGCGTACCAAGTTCCTGCTTAATCATACATTTTATAGCTGCATCTACTATAACAAACTCTTCCCAACCGTTTATCCCATCAAAGGTATCGGTGGTTAAAGACAATTCTGTGGCTCGTGGGATATACCATACACGGTAGGTTCCAGCAGCTGCTGCGGCAGGGACAAGTTTAATAACACTCCCTTGAACTCTGTAGCGGGATTTTACGGCGGGGGTTGCGGAAAACAGTTCAACATTTTGTTGATTTCTTTGGTTGAATTTAAACGGGAGGACAGGGTAATAAACAGATCCTTCCGCATAATCTAATCCTCTAAGTTTGTAGAAATCAGTAGGTAATGTAATAGAATCGCCTGTAGCGACTGTAGCAGTTGTTTCGGATAGGTAGTAGTCTTCGTAGGTAGAAACTAAAATATCATAAAGTTCTTTTATAGAAGAGTTTATATACCCAGTTAATTCGGAATCTGTAACAACTTGAGAGCCTTCAATATCGGCTCGTTGACGTGTCTGGGTAATTAAGCTCGCAAGTGTTACAGCCATTTTTATTCTTCCTCACAGCACTCAAAAAACCACTCTAAAGCATCAGCCAAGGCCTCTGCATCTTTAGTCCTAACTGCTTCAAGAACACCTTCGGCAAGAAGGAGTCTTTTTTCACGTTTTAATTCGTAAAGCTCGGAGCTTTTTTCACCCACTTCCGTTTTCCAACTATCACTGGAGGAGGACTCTTTAGATTCCTGGCCCTCTCCTCCACCGTTTTTAAGGGAAGCCACAATCATGGCTACCCCTTTTTTCTTCATTTGAGGTAACATATTAGCCTCCTGGCCTTGTTCCAACGGCGGTATTTCTCACAACTACTTCAATCCAAAAGGATTCACCGGAAGCAGGGTTTACAGCCGCGCCAGCAAAGTCCAGACATTGGATAACAACGGCTGGGGTAGACCTGAAAGAGGCTTGGAAGGTGCTAGGAGTCCCTAGAACTTGAACCATTCCTACAGTGGTAGTGGTAGACTTAACAGGTGTAACATTGACCATCAAAACTTTATGGAATTTTTGGTCAAGAGTCAGGGTATATTGCCCAGCAGTGGCTTCCTTTACAGCGGAAAGCTTAGTTCCCCCTGTGAACGCAGAAACGGCACCTGAGGCTCCAATATCTAATTGAAAATAAAGGTGAACTGTTTCTTTTTCGTGGGCTTTAACGGGGTGGTGCGTAAACTTAGCCATCTTTTACTCCTTGATTTTTAGGCTCAAGTTACGTATATACATAAAGTGATGTGAAAAATCAAGGGGTATAAATGCTAAATTTAGTTGACTCTTTAGAAAAATTCGATGAGTTACTTAAAATATGTAACAAAAACAGGGTGTCAGTCTTCAAACATGGGGATTTACACCTAGTCTTTAGAGAAGAACAAGGGAGCCTAGTGACGTCATTTCCCGAACAAAAGGCTGTAGATGAAGATTTAGAGCTTTACTGGAGTAGCCAGTCATGAGTGATAAACCCGTAATGAAATTTAAAATGTACCAAAAATATCAGACCGTTGAAGAGTATGATCGAACCTGGTGGCGTCTAGAAGACTCTAAAAGTTTTGAGTCTATTTTTGCAGTTATCGACCTGATAAATAAAGACAACTCAAGCTTATACTCAAACTTTATTAAGTTTGCTAGGTTATACTCTAACCAAGATTTCATTGGTTTTGGGCTTTATCAGTTCACCCAGAGTGCTTCCCCTCATCTTCTTAACTCCAATAGGCTAACTTTAAACGTAATTAAATCCTGTATTGACTCCGCAGCTGCAAAAATAGCTAAAAGCCGCCCAAGAGCCTATTTCCTAACCTCTGGTGGAGACTTTACGCTAAGTAAAGCTGCAAAAAACTTAACAAAATACTGTGATGGGTTTTTTGACCAGAATAATGTCTACGAGATAGGACAAAAATGCTTTGTCGATTCCTGTATTACAGGTATAGGTGCGGTAAAAGTAGGGGTGGATGAGGATAATGGCTCGGTTTTCGTTGAGCGTGTGCTTCCTATGGAGCTCATAGTTGACCAAAAAGAAGCTATTTATGGCTCTCCTCGTCAAATCCACCAGATAAAATACGTTGATCGTCATGTTTTAATGGAACTTTATCCTGCACAGGCCGGAAAGCTCTTAGAAACCCCTCCCGGAAAGCCGGGGGAGAGTTTCGCAGGCTCTAGGATGAGCACAAACATGGTAGCCGTGGTCGAATCCTGGCACCTCCCTTCATCTAAAAACAGTTCTG